TATGGTGATCGTGTCTCCAATGTCCACTATGGCTACCGTGTCACGTTGCGCGGCTGACAAAGCCGTAAACGCTGTGCCGATATCCGTATATCGGGCTTCCGGCTCACCGCTTAACAGGTAGGCGGCTGCCGTGTCTATTTCGCCCTGATCTGCCAACAAACTATTAGTGATAGACGTAGTTTGTATAAAGTACGTGGCAATGCTGGTTAAATCCTCATCAGTAGCGGTTTTGCCGTCTAGCCCGGTTACGGTTGCCCGGTTTACTACCTGATCGGCTTCGAATGTTATCCCTACGGTGTCATAGGGCGTGTCTGTGCCACCGTCTGAAAAATCCACTACAGACCCGCTGAGCGTTGCGCCTATGCGGTTTTGAAACGTTAGTACTCCGTCACGTGACATAAACAGGCGCCCAAATTCAGCCGTTTCGTTAATCTGCGACAGGTATTGCAATACGTTTGTGCCAGCTTCTACGTTGTAGCTGCTGTCGTGGCCCAAATTGACGGTGCCGGTGGCTATGGCTGTTGGCCCGGTGTAGTTAACCTCTGGCAGCGCTAGCACGGTTTCTATGCGCTCTCCTGACGTTTCTGGGCTGGGGTTAAATGCGTCTAGGTAGGTTTGTGCCAGCAAATAGAATTGGTCGGCGCAATACACGGTAACGGTGTTATTGCCGCCCAGCGCAAAATTGTAATCGTAATTAACTATGTATCCCGTAAACAGCTTTTCGGGCGTGTTCAGCGTGTCATAGCGAATTAGTTCTACTGCTCGCATTGGGGCTAAACCCGGCTTGGTGTCTGCGCTGTCATAGTACGGGCTGTTGGTATCGAATGGGTTAAATACGCCGCCTGCGTACGTGTCATTCAATGTAAAAAACATGGTGCCAGCGCTGAATTGATCGCCCACGTCACGCCTGCCCCGTTTGATGTTTACGTTTAATGTTCCGGTAGTTACGTCAGCAAATTGCGTAGTACCGTTCAACACGTAATCCGTATTGTTTAAAATGCCTTTTGGGTTATCGTCAAGCGTGAACCCGTCAATAATAAACCCTGTATCTATTTGCAACGTGTAGTTGCCTGATTGAATAATTGGCGTTGCCATTACAGCGGCGCTATGTCTAATTGGGCTGGGCCAGCGGTGCGCGTGTACGCCCTAATCGAATTTACGACAGCTTGCCCAATTTCGGCGCTAGTAGACAAGCCACCATTGACGTTTACGGTGACGTTGTTAGCGGTTGGGGGCGGCAACGGTGACCCGCCCGCAAACCCGGCAGCTGCCATAGTGCTTGCATTAATCAGGCTTTTTGGTGCGGTGATCGGGGCGCCGCCCGTAATGCGCTCTACTACCTCTTTAACACGTACCGTGATATCTACGGTTCGCCCTAGCTTTTCTGCGATCTTGTCCATACGTGCCATAAGCGCTGGGGTAAGCGCTTTTAGTTGGGCGTCAATACCGGCAACAATGGCGGTGGCGTCATCAATGCCCGCCTGATACCAGCTGCCTGCGGCTTGCATACCTACGGCTTCAGCTGCGGCGTTAGCCGCTGCCACCATTTCATTAATTCCGCCCGGCCCCGTAATCAGGTCGGTAGTACCGGCTACCAATTCGGCTGCAATAGCGGCGCCTGCGTCACCGCCAGCTTCAAGCACATATTTTAGGGCCTCTTGGCTTAACCCGCGTTGCAACAAAATTTGCAGGTTTGCCGCATACTTTCTGATGCCCTCTACCTGATCTTTCAGGTTTTGCATAAAGGTTTTGCCGTTGTCATCAATGAGCTTGTAGGCGTCACCAAATGACAACGCCGCCAATACGCCTAGCTTTACGGTGTCTTTGAATGCGGTAAATGCGTCTTGGGCGCTCTGTAAATTGGCTTTTGCGGTCTCTAGCGCTGTAGTTAGACCGTCTTTTACTTGTTTGCCAAAGTCAATGACCTTTTCGGTAGCGCCACCTGCGCCGCCTACCTTGTCGCTGAATTTGCCGGTCTCGAATGTGGTGATACCAAATGACCGGGCTAAACCCTCTAGGCGGCTTGATTGTGTAGCCAGCAAATTTATGTTGCGCGAAAGGCTGGCGTTTAGTTCTACGCAACGCCCGTTAATTTCTATGTACGCTTTACCGCCTGCCCTGATAATGCCATTGTTGGCGGCTTGTGCGGCTGTGGCTTGCGGCAGCTCATTATTCAGCCGTTTCATTTGCACTACGTAAGTAGCCAACGCTGCTGCGCCTGCCGCCACCGTAATTATGCCAATGCCCGTAGCAATCTGTACCGCGGTAAATGACGTAGCCAACGCGAAATTAATACCTTTAGTAATGAGCGCAATGGCGTTGTATGCGGCGTACGCCACTTTTGTTGCGTAAATAATGCCAGCCAATGTGCCAAGCGTTGCCGCCAACGCGACTACCACGCCCGCATTTTTAGCCAAAATATCTACCACGTTGATTAGCACGCCTACCAATTTTTCGGCAACCGGCAACAGCTTTGCACCTATCGTTTCTTGCAGCTCTCCAAATTGAATAGACAGCGTTTTAAACCTGCCAGCTGTGGTGTTGGCTGCCTCTGCTGCTGCGCCGCCCGTAGTTTGTGCCACTTGCTGCATTATCTGATCGAATGACGCGCCGCTAGCGATTGCGTCACGTAATGACGGGTCAAGCTTGGCTAATCCTTTTGTTTGACCGTTATAGCCCTTGGCTACCGCGTCTACAGCTGTTGCTAAATCGCTATTAGTGGCTACGGCTAGGTCTTGGGCGCGGCGCAACAAGGTTTGCGACGTTTGTAGGTTCCCGGTGGCGTTAACAAGCTGTGCAAGCGCTGGGCGTAGCTCATCATCAGCCATAGCGGTTGCCCGCGACAAGCTGCTAATAAATGCCTCTGTTTCAGCTACCTGAGCTTTTGTAGCCCCGGTCTGACGTTGCAACACGCCCGCTAGCTGATCTTGCGCCGCTGCGTCTTGTATCGCCGCGTTAGTAGCAAACCCGGCAGCTGCCGCCAAACCGACAAGCGCTACACCTGCTGGCCCTGCGGCTTTCTCTAAACCAAATTGCGCCTTTTCGCCCGTGGTTTTCAGCTGCTCAAATCGCCGGACAGCCTTGTCTATGCCCTTGCTGTCAAAATCACTAATAATTGGTATGCGAATAGCCATTACATCACCAAATTCTTATTAACCTGTTGCATCAAATCCTCTACTACTTTTGTCATATTTAGCACTAGGTCTGTGCCGTGTTTTTCGTAGCCGGGCCACATGACGCGAGACGGTGGCCCAAACATATTGGTTAATACGTCAACAAATCTGCCACCCTGCGGGCCGCGCCCGCCCTGTTTGCCTGCCATGTCGATTATGGCGGCTGCCGGGTTCATTTGTTGAATACGTATCACCGATACATTTTTTTTGCTGGTATCAATTTTGAGCTGTACGCCTTTACGGGCTGCCGCCTGATCGTACGGAAATTTTGGGCGCCCGCGTTGTGTCCAATTACGCGCCATACCGCTCAGATATTTTTCGGGGTAGCTGTTTTTAATGCCGTCTACGGCAGGTTTGGCAATGTCTTTTGCCCTTGCGTTTATATCTTTGCGTAGGTTTCGGTCAATTTGGTTTAGCTCTTTTAGCGCTTCTTTGACCCCAAATATTTTAATAGTTGTGGTCATCTCTGCGCCGCCTTGTTCAATATGTAATTAACAGTAGCCAAATCGCGGCTATCAAACGGGATTTCAGGGGGCCAAAACCCGGTAGCTGCTAACAAATGAGCTAGTTGGCGGCGGTAGGTGCCGCTTCCGTAGGGTTTGGGTCGGTGTGATCAATCCCCTCAATTTCCATATCAGGATTGTTTTGTAGCCATTCTTTCCATGTGGCTTCTTTAATCAATCGCCCAGATTGCTTAAACATAAAAAACGCCCATGCGCACAGATCGGTTGCACCTACGCCGCGCCCGTCACTTAGTTTCCGGTTTTCGGTTCTTTCCCATTCGGTAATGCACAATAGGTTTGTGGTTACCTCAATAGGAGTATCGCCCGGTTTAAGGGTTACCGCCAATTTAATTTTCATAACGCGCCTTTCTGTCTAATGATTATTGGTTAAATCAGGGCGTGACGTCTTGGCTAAATGTGCCGCCTGTGAATTCGATATCAATAGTTGACAGCTCTCCAAGCGCCATGTTTGCCACCGGCAAGCTTGGCATAAAGGTTGACGTGAGCGTTAGAACCGGGTTTGTGGCGCTGATCGCGGCGTTGCTGGGCTTGATTTCTACGGTTACTTGCGTGCCGACAAGCGCCAAAAGCGTTGCGTACGTTTCAGCGGTTGCGTAGCTGTTGTACATGGTCAGCGTGCAGGTATTCGTTTCCAAACCTTTTACATACGTGCGGGCAAGGCTTCCGAACGTGGTCTCCTCTAACGTGTCGTACGCAACCGTCATTACCGCGGCGGTGCATTGATCGCCCAGCTCTACGCCGCCTACTTTGACGCTGGCTGGGTTTGCAAGATATGTGCTAG